ATCCTGGTGTTCCTTCATCATCACGTGGTACTGCTCGGGGCACGCGGAGTGGATGAGGCCGAGGAGCCTCAACCCGCCGTTCCGGTTCCCTTCCGCGAATGCCATCTGCATGGCGTTGGCCGCGAAGGTAGATCGGAACACGCCCGCGTGGTCGAGAATGCGCCAGGCCATGCGCCTGCCGCGCTTCTGCGACATGAGCCACTTCACGTCGGCCTCCTCGTTCTGCCTGTCCAGGCGCTCCCTGAGCTCCTTGTCGGCTCGTTCGCGTTCCTGGCCCCGCAGGTCGAGGGGGTCGTAATTGCTCACGGTTGGACTGTATCCCTGTAACTAATGTTTACGGGTACTGTCACGTGCTGGTGATCTTGAGATTCCACGCCTCGAGCGTGATGAACTCGTTGGCGGTCGCAATCTGCCCGGTGATGGCGAACGTCTGCGCGATCCCGAATCCGCCAGTCGGGGTCATGGTGACGTTCGCGCCAGTTGACGCACCGTGTCCGGGTGCCGCAAGAGCGTTCGAGACCAGGGTCGTGGCACTGTTCGCCCACGCCTGCTTATCGACGGACAGGCTCACGTTCGATGCGGCAACCGTCTGCGAATACCATCCGGCATCGCCGATGTTGACCTTGAGGATCTTGTTGTTGGCGCTTCCCGTCATCGCAAACAGCGCGTCAATCTCAAGTTCCATGCCGAGCTTGATCGCGTTCGCCGGGATGGTTGCCGACACCATAGTGATGTCATTGCCGACAACCGTCACGGTCGGGGTGCCGAGGCCAGCAGCGTGCGGGTAGTTGATGGTGATCTTCGTAGTAGCCGCGCTGACATCGGTGACCGTGTACAGGCCGTTGACGCCAGTACCGCCAGCCCAGGTGACGCTAACGAGCTTGTTCTGCGCGACCGCGTTCGTCAGGCTATGGATGCCGGCGCTCGTCAGACGCACGCTGCCGCTGCTGTCCTCGTAACTCAACGTAGTGAACGTCGCAGCAGGAGCGACGATTGACACGGCGGCAGTTGCGCCGGCGTAGGTCGGCTCGTTCCGCATGATCTGGAAATAATTCTCGCCACCATCCTCGTCCTTGACGCCGACGATGTCTCCGGTCACGTCATCGTAGAGCCAGGGTGAATTCGGGTTCTTGAGCCGTGCCATGTTCAGACCTCCACTGGGCTCGGGGAGCCATACCCCGAGAACATGTTCGTGATGTCGGTGAGGGCGTTGTCGCCGCCTGTCGGCGACTGCGCCATGTTCTTGACCGTCTGCGACTGCTGCTGCATGACGGCCGCCTGCTCCTTCGCGGCCATCGCCTGCGCCCGCGCCTGGCGGACGAGCGCGACGTCCTTGTCGGCGATGATGAGCGCCGGGTCGATGCCGAGCATGTCGGCGTACACGTCGGCCCACTCGTCCTGGTCGAACTTGTCGAGGATGTCGGGCTTCATCTGCGCGATGGCGCCGAGGTTCCCGACGAAGCGGTCGACGGCGTTCGTTCCGATGGCGCGCTGCGCCTGCGCCAGCATGGACACGAACTCGATGTTCAGGTCCATTCCCTGCAATTCCTGCGGCGCAGGCGGGACGATCCCGGCCTGCACCATGCGGGTGAATGTCGTGTCCACGAGCGGGGCGAGCAGCTCGTTGTGCAGGCGCTCGAGCACGGGGCCGAGCATGATGAGCTTCTCCTCGTGGCGCTCTGCGACCTCGGTTGCGGTCATCCGCGTGTTCGGGCCGGCGTTGGCGAGCATCAGGAACAGGTCCGCGTAGAACGCGCCCCGCACGCGCTCGCGGCAGTCCATGATGTCGTTCAGGAGGTACTGGAGGTTGAGGTTCACCTCGAACGCGGTCTTGATCCCGTTGTTGGCCGCGCCGTCGTAGTAGGAGATCCCGCCCGGGAGCATCTCGATGTCGCGGTTCTTCATCGACGCCGGCACCTGGAGGGGCGGCTTCGTCTGGTAGTCGATGGCCTGCGCCTTGCGGAGCTGCTCGTGCTGGAGCTGCTTGACGTCGCCAAGCGCCTCCATGCCCGGGCTGTGGCCGTAGATGTCGCCGCCGACCACTGCCCAGCGGGGGACGAGCGCCGGGAACTGCATGAACCCGCTCTCGCGCAGGAACTTCCCGTCCTCGCCGCCGACCTCGAAGTACCACGACCCGAAGGGCATGTTGCGCGAGTCGCGCTTGCCCATGTCGCGGTCGGCACGCGGCTCGATGGCGTGGATCACGGGCACCCACTGGTCGAGGGTGCCGTTCGAATACATGTTCCGCACGGTGACGGAACAGTTCTCGAGGCCGAACTCCTTGACGATCTGCGACACCGTCATGTCGAACTCGCGGTAGAGCGTGCAGACTCGGCCCTTGGCGTCGGTCGAGATGCAGTATTCGCCGCAGGTGAGCGGGTAGTGGTGGATGACCTGCTCGTAGTCCGGGAGCACGATGGACGCGGCGGTGCCGAAGGTGCCGAGTTCCTCGTACATCATGTGCAGCGAGCGGTAGGTGTTCGACTTCTGGAACACACGCTGCATGCGCTTGGTGACGTCATCGAGCCACAGCTTGACCGGGTCGAAGGAATTGAGCTCCGGGTCTGGCGTGGCGAGCCGGAACCACTGGCGGGCCGGGCTCGTGGCGCCCGACATCATGCCGGCGCCGAGCGTGCGGAGCGCACGCGTCCCGGTGTTGTCGTAGATGTTGTTGTGGCGGCGCCAGCCCTTGTCTCGGTCCTGGCGAAAGTAGCGTCCGTTGCGCGGCAGGATGTAGGACGTGAGCTCCTGCCAGTGCGCGTACCAGGACGCACGCTCGGACTTGAGCTGGCCCCAGCGGGTGAACAGCTTGTCCCGCGTGGGCGCGTCCTCGTAGCTCTGGCCGTCGCCGACGTACTGGCTCACTCAGCCTCCGAGGAGCGTCTGGCGCCCCAGCTGGAGGTCTTGCGGGTTGACGCCCATCGGCCCGGTGAGCATGGTGGTGGTGGGGCCGCCCTCGGCGCCCGCCTGCTGCATGATGCCTGCGACGTCGGGCTGTGCGCGGGTGGCCGCTGCCATGGCCTGCTGCGACTGACGCTGCTGGCTGCGCGCCTGCGCTGCCATTGCGTCCTGCGCGGTGCGCTGCTCCTTCATGGCCTGCGCCTGTGCCTTCTTGCCGCTCTCGCCTGCCGCGATGCCGTAGCCCGTGCCTGCGGCGGCCGCTGCCGCGCCGGCGGCCGTAAGCCCGGTCGCAAGCGCCGATCCGCCTGCCGCGCCGCCCAGGCCGGCCGCCGCTGCGCCTGCGCCGAGGCCTGCGCCGATGGTGCCAAGCAGCGAGCCGATGGCCGAGAAGATGAACCGCCGCTCGCGGCGGGCGGTCAGGTCGCGGTGGCGTCGGAGCGAGTGTCCTTCCATCACAGTCCTTTCGTGAACGTCCGTTCGGTGATCCTGTACCCGAGCCTCGTCAGGATGCGCTCCGCCGCGCTTTCCCCTTCGAGGACGATGTCCGACATGCAGATGGCTTTCGCGCCTTCTTCCTTGGCCCAACGCTCGAATTCTGCCAGCATCCGCACGCCTTCAACTCGTCCTCGGACATCTTCGTCCATCCACCACGACATCTCGAGGGCGGCGTGGGTGCCGGGGCTGAACCAGACGGGCTGGAGAACAGCCGCCAGGAAGCCGCGAACCACGCCGTCAATCTCCGCAACCCACAGACGACCGTGGACGAGGATGGCCTGCATTGCGGCTCTGATGTCCTCGTGACTGGGCGAAAGTGCTGCTGCATAGCGGGTGCCTGCGAAGAACCTCTGTCCCATCGCGGCGATCACGTCGAGATCGTCCGCAGTCGCGAGCCTTACGGGCATGACTGTATTCCTCCCATCATCGGTTACGGGTACTCACCGCATCTCGGCGTACGGGTCGTACTCCTTCGGCTTCGGGTCGAGCCGCTCGCGCACTTCGCGTGGCAGCATCTTGGCGACCGGGTAGGCGAAGGTGAGCGCGAGGGCGTCGGCGATGTCCGGGCTGCCGCCGCCCTGGAGGCGCTTCTTGATGTCATCCTTCGACTCGAGGACGCGCTTGCCGACCGCGTCGTACCAGTACATCGGGGTTGACAGTTCCTGCTTCAGGGTGGTGTCCTGCGGGATGCTGCCGCCGTTCTCGAGCCACTCCTTCACGGCCCACCACATCTCGGTGCGCTTGTTGACGAACAGGTTGGGGAACGTGGCCTTGCCGCCGAATGGCACCTCGGTGACCTCGTAGCCGAGCTGGCGCAGGCGGTCGATGACGCCGGAGCCGGCGCCTGCGTCGATGAACACGGCGTCCGGGTCGCGGTCCTCGATGATGCTGGCGACGATGGCCGCGAGGTTCATGTTGTCGATCCCCTGCCGGATGACGGGGTCTTCCATCCGCAGTCCCTGGCGCAGGACGATGACGCTGCGGTCATCCCCGAACCGGGCCGGGTCCACGCCGATCACCAGCGGGAACTCGAGGACGTCCCCGTCCGGGTAGCGGCGGCTGGCGGCAGCATCGGCCTCGGACAGGCTGATGAGCTGGTCATCGCCGGCGGCGCTGAAGTCGCAGAGGTACTCACGTGCGAACGCCTGCTCGGGCATGTCGCGCTGGAGTCGTGCGACCTCCTCGGCGTCGAGCGCGTCCGTGTCGTGGACCGTGTACCTCGCCGCATACCAGTCTGGCAGGGAGCCTGCCCGGTAGAACAGCTCGCTGAACAGGTTGATCCCGGCGGGCGTGCCGATGAACATGGCCCATCCCTTGCGGTCGGAGAGGGCGGGCTGGAGGATGTCGTTCCAAACCTCGGGCTTGATCTGCGCGACCTCGTCGATGACGCAGCCGTCGAGGCGCACGCCGCGGAGTGCGTCAGGGTTGTCGCCGCCGAACAGGCGGATCGTGGCCTTGTTGTGCTTAAAGGTGACGGCCAGGTCGGCCTCGTTGATCTCGACGGCGGCCGAGCGGATGAACGGGTCGAGCTTCTGCTTCAAACGCGCCCAGGCGATGGCCTTGGCCTGCTTCAGGAACGGTGCGACGTATACGAAGAACCCCAGTTCATCGGTGAACTTCACCGCCCGGTGCATGAGTTCCATGAGCGCGAGCTCGGTCTTGCCGGCGCGGCGGTGCAGGGCGAGCACGGTGAAGCGCCGGCGCTCGAGGTGGCACTTGCGCTGCCACGCCCTGGGCTCGTAGCCGAGCCGGATCGTCTCAGGCATCCGGGACGCCGGTGATGACGTTCAGGACGATGTTCCCGCCATGGTCAAGGTGCTGGCGGTCGCCGTACTTCTTCGGGTTCCACTTGGCGAGGAGCTTCAGGCGGGTATCGACCTGGAGCCGACGCCACGCCACCTCGACCTGGTCAAGCGGCTGGATGTCCGACAGCGCCATGCACTGGTCGGCGATGATGTCATGCCCATCTTCGCGTGCGCGTGCGATGCGTAGGGCGAAATCCGGGTCCTTGTCCATCCAGTCGTAAACCGCCGTGAAGTGCGGGTTTCCGTCGATCCTGCACCACTCGCGCAGGGGCCGGCCTTCGGAGATCCACTTGACGAGGGAGTCAGCCTTGTCCTGCGGGACGGGGACCGTCGTTCCCAACGGGCGTCCGACCTTCCGCCGCACGACGAGGTCGCCGCCAGGAGGAGGGGACTGCGGAGCGGCGCTGGTAGCGGGCGATCTTCGCGACCGTCTGCCAGCGGAGGGAGAGGTGCTTGGCGATGCGACGATAGCCCCATCCACGGTCTTCGTGGAGCACGCGGATGA